ACGCGCGGTCAGGCGCTCCACGGCCGCCAGGAGCGCGGAAACGTCCGGGGAGGCGGTGACAGGTGCCGGAGCGGCTTCCTGCGGCTGTGCGGACACCGGAGCGGCAACAGGAGCGGCGGCGGCGGGCACGGCTTTCTTCGCGCGCGGCTTGCGCACCTTCTCCAGCCCGGTCCAGTCTTGCACCTGTGCGGCCGTCATCGGGAGCGAGCCGGCACCGCGCGCGGAGCGGATCACTGGTAGCGAGATGGTGCGAACCACGTCGCCCGCATCGTCCAGGGTCTCACAGGTCACGGTGCCGCTATCGCCATAGCCGGGCATCGCGACCAGATAGACGCCTTGGTCCGCGCCGCGCGCCTGAATGCCGGCATCGGAATAGATGGCGTCCGACGGCACATAGACGCCACGCGAGGCGGCCAGCCAGTCGAGATAGCGGACCCGTTCGTCTAGCGTCGCGTCGCGCGGGCCGGTGCCGAGCGTTGGCACGCCTTGGGTGAAGTCAAACAGGTTGAACCGGGCATAAGCGGCGGGCGCGGCGGCGGCCGGCTGCGCGAAAATCTTGCCCATGATCAGCCCTCCACCACTTCGGCGGTGATGCGCAGGACGCGACCGTCCGCGAGATATGCGAACACGCGGCCGTTATCGTCCGTCGCGTCGTTCACGCCGTCCAGCAGGACCAGAGCGTCCGCGATCAGCGCGGCGGGCGTGGCCGGCTCCTCCGGCGTGTCCCATTCCGGATCAGGAAGCGGCTGGCCCGCCTCCAGTGCCCGCACGGCGGCTTCTGCGGCGGCGCGCGTCGGATAGGTCTCCACCATATCCGTGGTATCGTCGCGGTGCTCGATCACCGCCCACGCGGTCGCGTGCTCATCATCGACCGGATAGATATGCGACACGGCCACCGGATTGCTATCGCGCGCGTCCCGCTGCGGTTCCACGCGCCAGCGCTGCGGCAGGGTCTCGACTTCGTCCAGGTCGATGGTCTCGAAACCAAAGCCGGAAACACGGTCGATAATCGGCTCCCCACGTTCGGCCTGTACGCTGTTCCAGCCGTCCAGGAACCCGTCCGATGGCGTAGCCTCCTCCATCAGGCGCAGCGCTTCACGGCGCGCGGTGCTGGCGTTGGGGGCGAACACGTCGACATCGGCGGTCATCGTCATAGGGACGCGATAGAAAGGCATGGGTCGTTCCTTCGTTCGTGGCTGGCATCATCAGCGACGGGGAGCCATCCCGCCGGACCGGCCGGAGCCGGTTTCGCCTTACGAAATCCAGGTGATCACGGGCGGCTCAACCTTCGAGTCGACATGCATGACGGCTTTGCCGTTGCCCGATGCGGTGATGATGTTGATTCGCCCACCACGCCCACGGGTAGCGCGGCCGGTGGTCATGTTAGGAGTGAACCGCAGTTCACGCGATGCTTGCCCCACATACCACGCATCCGCGCAATCACTGGTCAAGTAGTAGGGGCAGGTCGCACCAGGGGCTGCATCCATGCCTTCGCGGAATTCCTTGGTCAGGTCGTTCATGATCAGCGGTCCTTGGTGGCGATGGCGAGGGCGACGAGGAAGGCGGACCCGCAGGTGCACCCAATGGCGAGGGCTAGGGCCAAGTGGAAAGTCAGATCGTCACGGCTCGCGCCCATGGGGGCGGCCATGTCGTGATAGACGATCCAGAGGGCGACGATGGCGAGGGCGGCCAGCATGGCGGCGGCTGCGGCGATGATGCGACGGGCCATCTTAGCGAGCCTCCACGCAAACGATGGCATCGGACTGATGCCAGCCCGCCGCCCAACGCTCGTTTGCCATGGTGCCGGCATTGTAGGGGTTGCGGCCATGGGGATAGGCGGCGCGGCCTTCTGCCTCAAGCCGTGCTGCGGTAACGTCGTGGGCGCACATGCGGGGGGCGTTGGGGATGCCGCCGATGTTGTGGGGGTTGAGAGCCAGGCGGCGGGCCATCTCGGCACTGGTCAAGCTGTCGGTCATTCGTCGTTCCTTCGTTCGGTCACCTTGTCCGGGGCATCGGCCCGGCTGGCGAATCAGTCTGTAGCCTAAATGATCGTGCCGCGCAAATGTTGCGCGCTCCATCGCAAAAGATTTGTGGGAATCTCCATCGCCGCGACGCGCGCCGGGCGGCTCACCCCACGCGCCTAGCGCGCTGGAGTCCTAGCCCTGCGCCCGTGTCATAGGGGCACCCCCCCCGGGTCCGGGTCCTCCCTGGGCGAAGCCATGACCATAGCGGTGAGGGACCGCTAATTCCGGGAGGTCGCGACTTCCCCAGAACTTGCGAAACGACAATAGCGTATGGATTCGCTATGGGTTACCAGACCACCAAGGAGTGTCCCCAGATATGGCTGCGATCGGCCCGAATGGACCCGTTGAACTCGATCCCGGCGCCTATGACGCCCGCGATCTCGACGGCAAAATCACTAATGCGCTCGCCGGCGATGCCGCCGGGCGACATGAGCGCGTTTCGATCGCCATGAAGAAGGCGCGGATCTACCCGGGGAACGTGCCGCCGTTCCCGGAACTCCTGATCGTCTCGGCGACCACGATCAACCATGACGGCACGCCGCAGGTTGGCGATCCGCTGATCGGCGTCGATCCTGTCGTCGAGAATGGATCGGTCATTCAGCGGAGATGGTGGAAGGGAAGCAACTTGGTGGCGACAATCGCCACGTTCTTCCCGACGTCGACCGGCGATTATCGATATGAGGTCACGGTCCAGGGCTTGGGTGGGCAATACCTCAACAGTTCCGCAACGGTCACTGTGAGCACACCGCCTGCGGAACTGCGCCGAACGATCTTCAACACCCTGCGGACGGCGACGCTGCTCTCGAAACTGATCGAAGGGGAGCCGCAACTATACGCGGAGATCTACCCGCTTTTGCAGCAAAGCAAGGCGAGGGTTTTGGCGCTGCGGGACGATCGCATCGCTACGGAGCAACGCATGACAGCATTGGAGGCGCGAATTGGCCGATGATCCACAATATGGGGTAGACGATCAGGTTGTCATAAACGCTGATCGCTTCGAAGATTTCTTGGACACTGTCGTGGCGATGGTCGCCACCAACGACGGCGGCATCGACGCGCTTCAACAGCGCATCGATAACTACCGCAATCCGCCGCCTGTGCCGAAGCCGACCCTGTCGCTTTCGGCGCCGATTACGAAGGTGGAAGGCGACACGGGCACCACTGAATACCGGTGGACGCTGACGCTCGATCCCGACGGTTCGACCGACACTTTCCCGTACAGCTACGCCGTCACGGGCTTCGGCAGCAACCAGGCCAGTGCCGCGGATTTCGGCGGTGCATACCCGGCTGGGTCTGGCACCATCTCGGCCGGAGATCCGAGCAAGGCCGTGGTGATCCTGGCCTACGCGGACCGCGTCAAAGAGCCGGATGAGCAATTCAAGCTGACGGTCTCGGCGGCCGGCATGTCGGACGTCTCCTCGATCGGAACAATCGCCAACGACGATAATGATCCTGTGCCGGCGTTCGTCTTCTCGGGGCCGACCACGATTGCAGAGGGCACGCCGGCTGCGTCCGTGCCGGCCTTCGCATTCGCGGGGCCGTCCGTTATCGTGGAAGGCAACGATTCTACGCCGGTCCCGGCGTTCGCTTTCAGCGGACCGGAGAAAATCGCCGAAGGCAACCCTGACGCGATCGTCCCTGGTTTCGTTTTCACTGGTCCCGGCGTCATCGCCGAAGGCAACCTCCCCACCGCGCAATACACCTTTGCCGGTCCTGCAACTATCAATGAGGGCAGCGTACAATGACCGATGCAACCTATACCGTAACGGAGACTGCGGCGACGACTGTTGCCCGCGAACTGAAGGTTGGCGTTCGCGCCAAGTCAGGTTCGTCGAACCCGGTGAAGCAAACGGATTGGAAGGACGATGTCTGGCCGATCATGACGTTCACCTTGGCGATCGGCGCAACCCAGGCGCAGGCGAAAATCAGCACCAAGGGCAACAACGTCATCGACGGCAATCGCGACCTGGAATTCTACGTCATCAGCCAATCGCCGACCGGCGGGACCGTCACCCTGTCGCCGCAGTTCGCGCAGATCACCGATGATGACCAGACGCAGCCGGTGGTCGTATCGCCGTATGTCTACAGCGACGATCTCGAGAGCGCAGCAGTCGGCGACGATCCGATGGCTCGGCCGAACTGGTCGGCCATGGGCGCCGCTCCCACGACGTACAAGGTGTCGACCAACAAGGGCATCTACAACACCACCTATAACCGTGGCGCCGGTCTGGCCCTTTTTGGTCCGGATCAGAACACGGACGGCACCGATATGGGCTTTATCGTCGAGTACGACGAGAACAAGAGCGCGTCCCCGGGCAACGGGCGGGCCGATGCGTACAGTCTCAACTCCATGTATCTGGCAATGTTCGCCAAGGACATTTCCAATTACGTGCGTGCTTCCACCAACGACGGCACCGTTCCCGCGATCGGCCGCTCCTATGTCGACGGTGCCGACAATTTCGTGTCGATGACGTTCCGGCACCGGTTGCAGACGCCCCCTCCGTCGATGACGGGCGCTGCGAGCATCAAGACCCGCTGGATCTATCACGACGGCCGTATGCGGGTGATCCTTCCCAATGGCGAGCGGTGCTTGGCCGTGGACGGCTCCGGTTCCTATCCCAAGGACAGCGCGCTTCTCACCGGCATTCCGGGCCTTGCCGATGTGGCCTCGCGGCGCGGCAAGGTCGGTTTCCAGAACGCGACGGGCGTCTATGATTTCGGCAACGGCATCCGTGTCACGCCGCTGAAAATGCTCGTCATGAGCCACGCGCGCTTCGCATCGCGAACCGCCGTCGGCAGCGGGAAAGGGCGTATCTGGCTCGCGGGCGATTTCGTCGGCGACGCTGTGCGGTGGGGCTATCGTGTCATGAGCGCGTCCAATGGCGCAACTCCCATGGCCGTGGTGCAGGATTCCCGCGATGTTACCGACGTCACGATCGGCAGCGCGAAGTTCAAGACCTTCCGCTATGTCGCCGAAGCCCCGGTGGGTGGTCCGTACATCATCGAAACCTTCATGACGGACAGCAACGGCGTGACCAGCCTGGTCGGCAGCAAGCGGGTCACCATCGGCGGAACCGCCGGTATTACCTATGGGCAGTCCAACTCGGTCAAGATGGGCGATAGCGTCAACGGCAAGCTGTCGACGTTCAGCCGCCTTGTCCCGTCGCAGCCCTACTTCGGTAATAACCCCGACAACGTGCCGGCCTACGAACTGACCGGCATGGGCACCGATGAATACACCTATTCGTGCAATGTCGAATGCTCGCGCATCATCGCCGAAGCCACCGGCACGCCCTGCCTCACCCTGTCGACCGGCATCCCTGGATCGGGGATCTCGTTCATCGAGCAGGACTCCACGTTTGCGAGTACCTTCCAGGTAAACCGCGACCTGATCGATGGCGTGATCGACTATGTGATCTGGGACCAGGGCGAGGGAGACCGGGACGGCGTCGACGCGCCGAATTACTATTTCGACAAGCTGGAATCGGTCTACCTGAAGGCGGTCGCGCGGACCGGCAATCCGAACCTGCTGTTCGTTATTTCGCCGATCGGCCGCTTCTCCAGCACCAACCCGCCCAATGGCAACACGACTTGGGCAAAAATGGACACCTATGCCCGGATCGTAAAGCTAGCCGGCGATGCCCTGGTGCAGAAATACCCCGGCAAGGTGATCTACGGCAGCAGCAAGCTCGGCATCCTGCACGGCACCAACGATCCGTATCATTACTTCCCGGAAGGCTACATGGAGACGAGCCGGCGGTGCGGGCGCTCGATCGCTAAGGCGTTGGGCAAGAGCGTGCCGGACGGTCGCGGGCCGCTCGCCACGGGCATCACGCGCAGCGGCGCCACGATCACCGTTGCCATGGATCTGAATGGCGCGGCATCGCTGACTGACCTGGTCTCCAAATCGACTGTCAGCGACGATCAGAAGGGCACTCCTGCCCTGTCTGGCGCCATGTACGGGTATGAGGTCAGTTCGGACAATTTCACGTCCCTGCTGGCGATCAGCAGCATCGCGCCCAACGCGGCGCGGACGGCGCTGATCATCACCTTGGCGGCCGATCCCGGCAAGGCCGTGTCGTTGCGCAGCTATCACGGCGCATCCTACGACGACAAATTCATGTTCTGGGGCACCGGATATGCCAATGGGTATGAGGATGTGCCGATCTGGCCGATCCTCAACTACCTGACCAGCGCCAACTAATCGGCGGGGCGGCCTCTACGGGGGCCGCCCTTCCCCTGTAGAGGAACGACCCAATGGCGGGCGAAACCAACGTCACCATCGACGAAACTCGGAAAGTATGGCTCGCCCGCATTGCCGCGATGAACGCGGACACGGCGGCGGGCGAAGTCGCCTTGGCGCTGATCAAGGATCAGATCACCGAAGCGGAGAACGCCGGCAGCGGAGGCGGTGGCGGCGGCGACACCGGCCTCGAGGCGCCGATCGCCAACCCCGTAAGCGCGGTGACTTTCGGGCCGATTGTGAGCGGTTCGACCGGTTATAAGAACCTGGGCGGGACCGAGCATAGCTTCCGAGCCGAGCCGGCGAACGCGACCGACACGGGCAGCATGTCGGCGCCAGCCGAAGTTGAGATGTTCTTGGACACCGATGACGGCAACCCGAATTACGGGTTCAAGGTCACCGGCCTGGGAGGGTCGACCAACCTCAATTTCTATTATCGCACGCCTGCGGTTCCAGCCACGGACGATACCCCGGCCGTGGCGAGCGCGTGGAAGATCTTCTCTGGCGGCGAAGCGAACCATGGATGGGGTCGGTCACTCACCCGCCAGGACGTCGTCGACATCGGCTTGGTGAATGGCACCATCGCCGTCATTTTGAACGGCATCACCGTCAAGACATTCCCGCCTCTCGTCTTTTCGAGCAAATTCCCGGATGGTTTGGGCAGCTATGCGCAATACCGCCTGACCGGCGGCAACTACGTGCAGAAGATCACGCTGTCCGGCGGCGTGATTGCGCCAATGACGACGATCAAGATCGCGCTCGATGTCGATGGCCGCCCCGTGTTCACGTTCGACTATAAGGGAACTCCGTTCGGGTACGTGATCGGGACGTTCGACACCACGGACAGCCAGATCACCACCCTGAAGCCTGCTGCTCTCGTCGAGAATGCCAAGAAGGGCCGAGCGACCTACCGCGGCGCTGATCCGGCGCCAAGCCGGGGCAAGGGCTGGGTATTCAAGCTGTTCGAAGCGGACAGCGACGGTAAACCCAAGGATGGCGTGCTTCCGATCTCGGCCACGCTGATCATGCCCGCGCCGCTCGCCATCGGTCAGAACATCGTATTCTCCGGCAACCCCTACTATACAAACCTCGCAATCGGCGCGGGCTGGCAGGATCGCGCGGACTATCAGGGACCGACCAGCGGCTATCGCAATCCCAATCAAGGCTATGTCGGCGATGACGGCAACCTGAAGGGTTTCCCCGTCGGGGCATCGTACAACTTGCGTTGCAATAAGCCCGCATTTGGGCAGAATCAGAAGCTGCACGAAATCTCCTGGATCGAACCGAATAATACCACCGGCACTAGCCGCTTCACGGTGATCGGCTTGAGCCAAGCCGGCAAGCGATGGACGAGCGAGCAACCGACGGCATACATCAACGGTAGGTACGTCTATCGGGGCATTCCCGATATCAACATGGTCGGCACCAGCCCTGACGAACTGTGGGCAGTTTTTACCGGCAAGACGGCCGATGGAGCGACTGACGACATCCGTCTCGCGGAAGCGACCGCTGACTTTAGCAAGCGCGTGCGCGAAAGCTGGAATACCAGCATGAACGATCCGCTGCACGGCGTCCTCCGGACCATGGAGTCGCAGCAGATAAACAATTGGCGGCAGAACTATCCGTGGTCCGAACGGCCGCGGCCTGGCTATCGCCCATACTCGAACTCGTTGCAGGGCTTCCCGCTCGAGGACCACATCGCCATGTCGCGCCGCAATGGCCGGAAGCTGATGTTCATCTTCGGCCCAAAATGGCCCGACGAAGTGGTGCGGAAATCCGCTCGCGCTCTGTTCACGGGCGAGGGTATGACGGACGGCCTGGCGCTGCGGCCGGAGACGCCCATCGATCTCTCGCTTGTCGGCAATGAGCACTTCAACACCAACTTCACCGGGCTGTACGAAGAACTCGCCGTCGCGGCCGAGCGAGATTATGGATATACCGCCGGCGGCAACAACGAACGCCGCATTTATTCGAGCGTGCAAATTCACAACAGGGTCTATGACCTGCTGCTCGCTGCCATCCCAGAGTATATGAGCCGCGCCACGATCATCTACTCGTGCTCGCCCGGTAATCATCAATTCGAATGGCGTACGGCGAAGGCTTTCGGCATCCGCGGCGTGCAGGCGATCGAGACGTCGATCTATATCGGCATCGGCGTCAAAAAAACCTCGTTCGGCAACAATACGCCGGCCGAACTGAAGGGGCCGTGGATGGCCGATGCCGACAAGCAGGTCGACAATGCGCTGCTGGGGCTGAACGATTACGCAAAGGAGGGCATCCCGCGTAAGCTGTACGAAGTCGGCATGGATATATTTGGCTCGCTTGCGCAGGGCACGATCGCCATGACCGACGAGCAGCGGACCGTCTGGGTGACCAGCGACGAGTATATTCAGGTCTATGAGTACGCGTGGAACCGGATTCGCGCTGAATTCGGATCTGACGCGGCGGCATATTACGACAATGGCAATATGCACTTCTGGGGCCACTGGAATCCCGGCGTTCCAACGCCGAAATGGGATCTCCTGCTAAGAATCCAGCAGCAAGTCGAGGCGGCGAATTGACGAAAAATGGGGCCTATCGGCGGTCGATAGGCCCCTATTTTCGGCCTAAATCACCCCGATTTCGGCCTGTTTTTGGTGGGTTTCGCACAAAAACCAGATGTTTTCCGCGCTGAACAGCGCTTCTCGCTCTGATCCAGCCTCATATTGGTCCGCATCAGCCAGCGGGATGATATTGAGCGGCTTCCCGGTGCTCTGTGCGCCGCATATGGCGCATCCCGTGTCTTCCGGGGCCTCCTGCTCCAGGACGTAGCGCGCAAGGCGCTTCAGGCGGCTCTCGTCGGTAAATTTGGCCTGTTGGATCACGCCAGGGTCGTGAATGCCTCGCGCCTGGTCACTCTTGATCCCGTTGATCTCCATGAGCACCGGATCTGACCCGTTATCGACATAGGGATAGTGCGCGTTGACCTGCCCGCGCTGCCCGGGGCGGCGAAGGCGGCCGGTGATCTGGTAGTGGACCTGCGGCGACCAGTCGAACTCCCCGATCACGACGTCCTGACAATACTGCTGGAGACCATCGAGGCCGGCGCCGCTGCGCAGGGACATCATCATGACGCGGGAGTTGCCGACAGTGAAGTTCCGGACGGACTGCCGCTTCTTCGCCTGGTCCTCGCTGCCGGTATAGAGCACCGGCCGATACTCCCGGAGCATCTTCTCGACGATGATGTAGAACTCGCGGTGCCAGCCCGCGAGGAGCACGCGCGGCACGTCGCGCAGCAGCAGCGCCACATAGGCGGCGACCGACCGCGCCTTAGCGATGCCGGTCATCTGCCGCATCCGCATATCGAGTTCGCGCGCCGCCGCGCCTGCGCCGTGGAAGCTGCCGCCCATCACGCGAAGCGCCAGCTTGCGCGTCAACTCCGCATCGTCCTGCGCGTCGTCGTCGTTCCAGTCGACCTCGAGCGTGATGATGTTCGGCTTGGGCATGGAAGCATCGACCAGGGGATCGTCCTCTGTCCGGCGCAGCATCCAGCCGCTTTCCTTCAGGAACTCGCCTAGCGCGTCCGGTTCCTTGACGATCCGGCCGGCGGCGCACCACTCGCGCACGAACTCCTCCCGCTCGCCAAGTAGCGACGGGTTGATGAACTCCATGACGGTGTGAATCTCATCGCCGTAATTGTACGTGGCGGTCGCGGTCAGCCCCATGCGGAACTTGGCCCGCGCGCTGACGATCGAGCAGCACCGGCCCTTACCCGTCTCGGTGCCCGTGCGCAGTTCCTGGATCTCGTCATAGATGATCGATTTGAGGAAGCCGTTCTTCAGGAAGTCGATCCACCCCGCGATGTTCGTATATCGCCAGATGTAGATGTCCGCCGGTGGCAGGTTGTACGGCTTCGTCGAATAGATGACGTGGCATTTGAAGGTCGTGAAATCCTCGATCCGCTCTGCCCATTGCTGCGCAAGGTGCGCCTGGACGACGATGCCGGCCGGGCAGGGTGCGCCCATCGCGAGCGCGGTGAGCGCGCTGTTCGTCTTGCCGAGACCGACGTCGTCCGCGAGCAGCAACCCGCCCTGGTCGACGGCGATACGCGCGGCCTGCGCCTGATAGAGGTAGGGTGCCTTGCCTTCCGCGATCCCCTTCATCGGATCGGGCTTCCAGTCGGGCGTCAGGATCTCGCCGCGCTTCGCCGCCCGGTCCTTCACCGCGCGATCACCGGCGCGCAGCAGCGCCATGTGCTTCGTCTCGAGCGGATAGCGCTGCATGAACCAGTAGAGATCCGCACGCACGTCTTCGTTGTCGCTGATCGCGAACTCGATCGCGTATTGGTCGACGCGGGGGAACAGGCGCTTGAACGCGATCGCGACGTGGGGCCGCAGGTTCTTGATAATCCACCGCTGGTCGCGGCCAGGCTCGAGCAATACCGTGCCGAACGTCTTCAGCATCCCATGCTCCCCATGCCGGCGGAGATCATGACCACGGGCTTGTCCTGGATCGTGTCGACCATGCCCATAGCGGTGCCGGTGATGAGCATCAGCACCGTGACCTGATCATGCTCGGCGTAGCGCGCCAACTGGCGGTAGATCGCCTTCTTGGGATATTTGAACTTGGCCTCGAGCACCACGCGGCCGTCGGCCAGCAGGAAGTCGGGCCGGTCGCGCTTGCTCAACGCCTTCTCGCGTTCGAACGGGATCTTCGCGGCGGTCAGCACCTCCGCGATCGAGTCCTGAAGCGCGCGTTCGGTCGAAAGCCGCAGGCGCGATTGCCGCAGCACGGCCGCCACGACGGCGGCAAATTTTTCATCTGTCATCACGCTCTCTTTCTCTCGAGGCGATCGGCGTAGCTGACCGATCCCATGAACTCGAACTCGGTGCCGGCGAATAGCGGCATGTTGTAGCGGTGACTGTTCTGCGCGAGGCTTGAACTGTCGGCGCTGTGGAAGGGATAGAGATCCTGCACCGCTACACCGCGCAGCATGTGTGTGACCGGATCGCGGTGCCTGCGCAGCAGTTCGGTGAACGCTTCATCCATGCGCTCGCGCCAAATCGCGCTGCCGACCTGCCAGTGCTCATCGGTCGACCCGATGCACACGCGCGGCCATTCGTCGGCGAGCCGCAACAGGCGGTCGATCGGTTCTCCTGTATGCCAAACTGGTGCGCCACGGTGACCAAAGGGCCACTCGCGAAGAAGCGCGTCCTGCGACTGTCCGCCTTCAGCGATGACGTCGGGAATGACCGCCCATCGGCCGGGCACGAACAATCGCTTCTCCAGCCACGCATAATATTTCGGCCAGTTGGTCGGCCGCCCCTTGGTGAATGCCGTGAATGCGCCATTGTCGAACATCACGCCGGCGGCGACCTGATCCATTAGGTGCGCCTGCTGCGGATATGCGTGCGACACGCAGAAGTGGCGGCCGGTCAGGGCGAACAGGCGCGCTTTCGGGTTGATCGCCGTGACGTGATAGACGGTCGCCACGCCTCAACCCTCATGATCAATCAGCGCGATCGCGCCGTGCAGCAATGCGCCGGCCAACAGCATCCGCCGCTCCGCCGGCACCGCGCGCAGCAGTTCAGCCACGATCGCAACCGCCATATCAGCCGCCAAGGTCGGCTCCTCGATCACCTCGACGGCCGCCATGATGGTTGCGACAGCGTGCGTCGCTACCGATCTCACAGCAGCACCGCGTTGCGCGGTCCGGCGTCGAGTTCATCGCCCACTTCATGCCCGCAATCCCGCAGGCAGTCCGCGCAGCCGCCGCCGGCCGGGCGCACTTCCCAGCACGGCCGCAGCCTGGAAGCCTGGGAGCGCGCGCGGCAGGCGTCGCGCAGGCGTTGGTCGAAGAACGTCGGGATGGTCACGGCGGCGGCCTTTCGCGGTGATTCGGGGGGGCGGTCGAACATGGCAAATTGGTATGCGCCCTGCCAGCCCTGAAGGCGGTCAGGGAGAGCGTCGCCAGCGCGGCATTCACCGCACTGGCAGCGCTCCGGCGTCAATTCGGCCTCGCGTGCTTCGAACTGATCAGCAGGTCGATGAACCGGGCGATCATATCGATCGTCTGGCACCCGCGCAGCACCGTCGTATCGATATGCAGGTCGAATTCGGCCTCCAGCCCGGCCGCCACGACGCCCCACTCGATTTCCGGCTCCACCTTGCGGAGATCCTGCTGGTCGGTGATGTCATTGGCGACAGACGGCCCCAGATGCTCCTCGAGCACGCCGCGGATGCGTTTCTTGGTCTGATCCGACACGTAACTTTCTCCCATCTCTCGGTTGCAGTCTCGGCAGAAGCCGGGGCCGCCGCAGACTGCCGAATCCAAGGCGTCATTGCGGAACAGGTGCACGCGCTTGCCCCAGATGCCGCCATGAATGATCGCTTCGGCGGTCATTTGCGGGCCATCAACATATCATGGATGTCGATGCCCAGCCCCGTGAGCATTTGCCCGCCGCTGCGCTCCGTACCCAACCCCAACGCCACCATCGCCGGCCCGACGATCTGCTTGTGCGCGGCCGTAAGCCACATCTCGCCATCGGGCGGGATTGGGATGGCATCGGCGATCGCCTGGCGCACGTCTGCATCGCAGAGCGAGATTACCTCCTCCGCCCGGCCGGTGCGCTCCTCCTGGCTTTCGCCGCCCAACCAGATGATGCGCTTCAGCAGCCAGTCGCGGTCGACCGGCACGCTGATCAGGTTGCGGGTGACCTTGTCCATGCCGGAAAGGATGGTGACGCCGGCCGTGTCGTCGAGACCGGGCAGACGCCAGCCGGGCGCCCCTTCGTCAATGTCGCTCTGTGCGATCGACATGAGCGACGCGTCGTTGATCGTCATGATCTGCCGGGAGCCAAGGTTCTTCGCCCGGATCAGCTTGCGAAGCTGCGGCGTGGCGTCGTTCGCACGCTTCAGGTGCATGGTCGCGATCGTCTGGCGCTCCGGGTCCACCCGGAGGATTCGAACATTCTTCATCGTGCGCTCCTACTGTCATCGTCGGGGTGGACTAGAATCGGCGTCGGGCCACCGTCCTAGTCCACCCTCCCGTCACTGGTCGGTCGCTTCGGGCGCGTCCGGGTGCTGCGCATGTTCCGCGCGGCGCAGGTCGGTCGCCTTGGTCTCCAGCCGCTCGATGATCTCGTCGACGAAGATCCCTTCGCCCTTCGCGTCTTCGACCAACTGATCGAGCCTGTCTTGTAGCTTCGCCATCGTTCTTCTCCGTTGTGGCACAGTCGCCATCTTCGGGGGCGATCGCACCGCCCCTCCAGTCGCGTCAGTAGCGGCGGCGGCGACCGTGTCCCGTTTCGATCGACGCTCCTACGGCGTACATGGGAAGGCGGTCACCTTCCTGATTGCGATGCGCGGGATGTATCGGCTGCGGGATATTGTTGAGATCCGGGCCGACCGTTGGCCGCTCGACCGGCACCGTGCGCGTTTCCGTAGCCGGTGCATCGATCCGATCTTCTTCATCGAGTACGCGGTCGAGATACCCTTGGGTCCGATCCAACTGGCGGCGATACTGCTCGGCTTGACTGCGAGCGAAAGAGAGGTCGTTCTGAAGTATGGTCTTTTCCTTCTTCCACTCGGCCTCGCGTGTCACGAACTGACCGAATGTCTTGTCATTGCGCTTGCTCTCCTCGCGCATGTCTTCGATCCGATCGCGCAAATCGGCGATGATCTGCGCCTGATTTGCCACCTCGCCGATCAACGCGGTGTTGGCCGAGACCAGCGCATTGAAGTTCTGGAGGTTGTATTCCAGCGGCATGTCGCCCGGCGGCGCGTTGGGGATGTCGGCCGGGATCTCCTCGGCCCCGGGAATGTGCTGCGCGTCATCCGCTTCGGCCGTCATATTGTGCGGCATCTCGACTTCGGTCGGCGGCGTGTCATCGGTGTGCATTTCTCGCTCCTGTCGGCGGCTATGGGATCGATCCGGGCGGCCGCCGCGCCAGGATCGCGCCGTTACCGGCGAAGGGCGTGCAACGCGTCCGCGAGATCCTGACGCGCGCGCTGCGCTGCTATCGGATCATCGTGGCCCACGGTGAAAGAGAAGCGCAGCGGACCGCCGCGCACATAGTCGGCGACCGGCTGGAGATCCGCGGACAGTTCGAACGGCTGGCGGGCGACCGCAGCATCGACCAGGGCGTCGCGCAGCGCCTCCGCATTGGGATGGCTAAACTTGGCGAGGCACGTCGCCTCCATCGCGGTGCCGGCGACGTCCGGATAGCGCAGCAGGCCCGCCAGCACCGCGCGCTCGACGTTCAGGCCGTTGCCGGTCCGCGCGATCGCCTTCGACGCCTGGCTCTGGGGGCGTGCTGGTCGACTGAACGGCTGGCGTTCAGTCGGCGCGCTCGGCTGGCGCGCGGCGCGGCGCGGTTCGGCCGGGCGCGCGGTGTGACGCTCGAAGCGTGCCCGGAACTCGCGCATGTAGGCCGCGCGCACATCGGCGTTGCGGATGGTGCCAGCGTGCTCGCGCAGCCGCGACGCCAGACCGGCCTTCTGCTCTGGCGTGTCGATGGGGCCGGCGGCGACTTCGTGATCCCACACCACATCGACCAGCGCGCGCGTCGCCTTCAGCATCGCCTCCACCGCGACCAGGCCGCCCGACCGCGCCACATCGAACGGGTCGGACCCGTCCGGCGGCGTGCAGAACGACAGGGACCGGTCAGGCTCGAGGAGGGGCAGAGCACGCACCGCCGCCCGCGCCGCCGCCGCCCGCCCGGCCTTGTCGCCGTCGAAGCACAGGATCGGCGTGTTGGCGAGACGCCAGAGCCGCGAGATCTGCCGTTCTGTCAGCGCCGTGCCGTTGGGCGCCACCGCCTCCTCAATGCCGACGGTCGCCAGGCCGATCACGTCCATATAGCCCTCGACCACGATCAGCCGCTCGGCCTTGCGCGCCGCCGGCCCCGCCCGGTCGATGTTGTAGAGCGTCTGCCCCTTGTCGAAGATCGGCGTATCCGGGCTGTTCAGATATTTCGGCTCCGCATCGCCGATGACGCGGCCGCCGAAGCCGATGACGCGGCCGCGCTGATCGCGGATGGGGAAGGTGATACGCGCGCGGAAGAAGTCGAAGACTTCGCCTTCGCGACCCGGCTGATCGCTGATCTTCGCCAGTCCCAGTTTGACCAGCATGGCGGGTGCGACGTCCTTCAGGTGACGGTGCAGCGGCTCCGCATTGCGACCGCCGGGTGCCCATCCGATCAGGAAAGGTTCCACCTGTGCGGCGATGCCGCGCTTGTCCAGATACGCGGCAGGTGCGCCGCCGGATGCGACAGGATCTGTCATGTTGTCCGCGAACCAGTCAGCGGCGCGGGCCATGATGTCGAACATCGCCGCCTGCTCGCGCTCGCGCTCGGCATAGCGCGAGTCTTGCGCGGGCATTTCCATGCCGGCGGCGGCGGCCAGTTCCTTCACCGCGTCCATGAACGGCAGCTTCTCATGATCCGTCATCCAGCGGATCGCGTCGCCGTGCGCGGAGCACCCGAAACAGTGGTAGAAGCCCTTGTCATCGTTCACGTAGAACGACGGGCTTTTCTCGCTGTGGAACGGGCAGCAGCCGCGCTTTTCGGTGCCGGCCTTGGTCAGCTTCACCTTGCGCTCGATCAGCGACGTCAACGACGTCCGGGCGCGCAGTTCGTCCATGAACGCGGTGGACAGGGTCACAGGAAACGGCACTCCGATAGCGGCCACGCCAGCTTCAGCGCGCCAATGACCTTGCGGCGAGTGGGATCGATGTTCAGGCCGAAGTCGGTTTCCACCGCCGCGCCGCCGACGATGGATGATAGAACCGAATAACCGGTTGGCATCTTCTCCAAGGCGTGTTCGCGCCCGCGCAAATGCGGGCACACGGTCAGCGCGAAGTCGGCGCACACGCGATGCACGGGCGCCTCCGTCGTCATGAACCAGCCTTCGTCCGCATGGATGCGACCAAGCTGGAACCAGTAACGATCCGACGGTGGCGTTTTCTCGCCGCATACGGTGCAACGCATCTCTGCGATGGATCGCCGTTGCCGGACATTGTGGGGCTTGGCGAATAGCGGCTTTCCTTCGCCGGGGGTATGCGGTTGCCAGATCGCCAGCTTACCGCCGACCCACCGGCAAGGCCGCACCTCATACCGCATCTCGGATGACCACGCGGCGTTCCAAGGAACACGAATGTTCATTTGCACACCTCGCCCAGCGTTACAGCCGGTGCGACAAGGCCGCTCGCCCAGCCGTTATTCCAGACCAGGCGGCGGGAGACCGGATCGCGCGCAATCTTCGTTCCGTCCTGACAGATGCGGACCAGTTCAGAGCGATCTTTGATCGAGTCCTCATCCATGCGGTCGACGCGCGGCCCACAGCCGGCGACGGCCGCCGCCAAGGCGACACGCGCGACGAACCAATAGCCCCATGACTTCCGTTTCACGACCAAATCGTCGAAGCGGGCACTGGCGCCGGGCGTGAACGGCAAGCGGTCAGCGATGCGACCAAGCGCGCGATGAGTGCGGCGCGACACGATCACAGTCCAACCTCCGCCGGCGTCGGCCAGTTCCAAAAGCCCTGATAGCCGCGGCAGTCGATCGGATGCTCCCACACATCGATGTCGAGCATCGGCCAGCCCCAATTCGCGTGCGTGTCTCGCTCGCTATCGTTGGCACGCGGCAAGCCAAACTCGGCGGCGATGTCCGGGCCAAGGCGCGGCTCGCCTAGCTTCGCAGTTCCCAGCCCGACGCTCCACGGCAGGTCGCCGTGCGCGCGCAGGTCGATCGTGCCGCGTTCGGTGCTCGCCTCGGTCTCCATCGCGCGGCGCAGCACCGGCAGGGCCTTGTCAGCGTGCAAGCAGGTCTCGGCCGCCCAATCGCCGCCGCGCTCGAGCGCCAAGATCAAATCCTTGACCTGCCGGCGATCGATGTTGCGCGACGACGCATGGATGACGATCCGCTCGCCGATCAGGCCGGCATAGGAGGGGCCGCGCTGGCGCGGGTTCCATCCGCGGAACTCGTAGGGCTTGGCACCGGCCATGATGAGCGATGCCCACGGCTGGTAGATGGTGATCGCCTTCATGCCGGGAACTCCGTATGCAGCGCGCCGTACAGATGCCGGCCCGCCAGTTTTTTGCCGACGCGCACGCTGAAACCGGTGCCGTTGCCCCAATCGTGCCAGAACCCCGGCCGCTCCCCCTTTGTCATGCTGTTCTCGCAGCCGGCGGCATCAACTTCGCCGTAGGGCAACCACTCTCCCCACTGCTTGAATAGGAACGGCACTCCCGCGGCATCGCATTGCGCCGCGATGTCATTCACCCACGGACGATGGCTTGGTCGTGCGTGTTGTCCGCTCTCGCCGCCAACGATCACCCAGCCGATGTATCGCCACCAAGCCGGATCGGTCTCAAAATCCACGAAACCCAACAGCGGCTCCATCGACAGGAAGGGTTTCAGCGCGCACGCGACGCGCACCTGCGCAATCTTGCGCTGATCCCGCTCCCACTCGCCCTGACTGACGATCGTCGCGCCGATCCGGACGTTACGCGGCACGCCGTCCGGGAACATCTCGATCAGCATGTCGAGCGCGTTGCCGATCCGCTTGGTCAGCAGCAACCAATCGAGGCTTGGCGTTGCCAGGATCAGCGCCGCGAGATCCGCGCGCCATTCCGGCAGGATGCTCCGGTGATTGTCGAACACGTCGGCAAGCGAGGAGCAGAACACGCGCCGCCGCCGGCCGTGCTCCTCGAAGAATTTCGCTGCCTGCCGCTCCCACTTCACCGGGTTGTGCCAGTTCGACGCGCTGGTCCGCACGCGGTCTCCGCCCCACTGGACCCGCCCATGCCGGCGATCCATGAGATCTTCGGCGTAGCAATGATCGCAGCCCGGCCCGACCTTCGTGCAACCCATCCACGGGTTGAAAGTCGAGTCGGTCCACTCGATCGCGCTTTCCTCGGCCATTAGTACCAGTCCTTCCCAGCGACTCGATCCAGCCGCATAGCGGTGGGGATGTAAAAGGAATCGACGTCGCGATCTTGAGACCTACCAGACTCGTGGAAGGCAAAACCTTCATAGGTGATGCTCACCCACCACGTCTTGTCATCGCTGTTCAGTCGGCCAGGTACACGTTCGATCTCGAATTCGCAGCCGGCGGAAAGCAGCGCCCACGCGACGCCAAGCTGGCTCTGCGCCTCCGCGCTGTCGCGGTTCGACCAATCCTTTTGCGGAACGCGGCCGCGCTCACACAGCGCGATCAGTTCCTCTCTCGTTATGTCTGCCATCGGTGGCCTCCGTTGGTGGCCGGCGGCAGGACGCCGCCGGCAGGGGTTACGCCTTCGTGGCGCTCGGCTTGAACTTGACGACGTGCTTGCCGGCGGTGGTGATCGGTTCACCGGTGCGGATGTGGTTCAACGTCCGGCCCGCCTGGTACTTGCGCTCGAAGGTGCCGAAGCCGCCGACGCGAACCTTCTCGTCGCGCTCCATGCAGGCATTCAGCGCATCGAACACACGCGCCACCGCCAGCTTGGCGTCGGCCTGCGAAATCGTGCTGTTACGGTGGGTTATTTCGGCAACCAGGCCGCCGCTCGAGAAGCGGTTCAGTGTCTTGGGATCGTCCATCGTCATATCTCCTGGGGGTGGTTAAGCGCCGCCGGCCCCCTGTCCGGTATCTGCCAGCGCCAATTCGGTATTGCGGTCGGTCACGGCCTTGGTCAGCCGCTCCCGAAGCGGTTTTGCCGCCGCCTTGGTGACATCCGCCTCCTGCGCCCAAAGCGCGTCGACGGCCTCGAGCGTGTTCGCAGCGGCAACCTTCTTCTCGAAGTCGGCGGCCCACATGTCCCAAGCCTGGGCATCCTCCGGCAGGACCGGACCGCGCTTCTGCTCGGCCTGCTGTTGCTCCGGCTCCTGCCGCGTCTGCTGGCGCTGCTGATTGCCCTGCGGCTCCTGACGTTCCTGCCGGTGCTCCTGCATCTCCTCGCGATCGTCTTGGCGATCGAGATCCAGCGGCACGCCCGATTCATTGCCGAAGTGCTCGAGCGCACGTTCCGGGCGCGGGGTGGCCGCCGGAATATAGGACGGCAGCGCGGCCATCTGGTGATGCGGCGTCTCGCGATCGTACTGCGGGAACATGGCGGCCGCTTCCATGTCGCGGATAAGCGACGTGCCTGCCAACGACTTGCGCAAGCGACGGATGGCCGTCTTCTTCCACATTTCCGTCGGCCAGCGATCCCACACCTTCGCGGTCTTCGCCTCCTGCCGAACGTCGTTGACGGCGGCGGCGTCCATCCATTCGAACTTGAAGACGCCGCGCGTCACTTCGGCGATCGCGTAGACGCCGATCATCGGGCCGCGATCCTCGCCTTCGACGAAAGGGTGATGCTTGATCCCTGGCGTCGTGCCCTCGAACAGCACGAAGCGGCCCGTCTGCGCTTCGTTCTTGTAGACCATCACCGCCTTGACGGTCAGCGCGGCGCCAGCGGACAGGATCTGTTTGATCAGGCCGTAGACCATCGGCATGTACCGCGCGACGTCACGCTCGCGCCATGTCGATCCGTCCTTATACCGCTCTTTTGCATCGACGATCGCGGCTTCCTTGCCGTCGATTCGCAGGCCGTCATAGGCCGCCTTCACGCACGCATCGACGATCGACTGGAAGGTGCAGTTCAGCAGCTTCGGGTTGGCGCGCAGCGCCTGGTTCACATTGGCAAGGAACGCCGCCAGCGGCAGATCCTTCGGCAGCACCCCGGCCAGTTCCTCGCCGCGCTTGTTGAGGGCGTCGAGAACCGCGCGCAGCCGCTCGCCGACGCTCATGACTTCGTTCTGGCTCATCTGCTGCTGATTGCCGCCACGGTTACCGCCGCCGCGCCCTGATCGTTCGTTCACGCCTGTCTCCTATCGAACCTGATTGCCGGTGGTGGTGATCTTCCGGACGCCGGCCGGGACGCCCATGTGCTTCGCCGTCTGGCGCACGACCGTCAGGATCGCCTCACGCACCGTCGGCGAATTCATGATGTGGTCCGGGATCAGCGACATGTCTTCGATCTCGTATTGCGCGATCTCCCGCGTCGAGATGACCGCGCCCAAGTCGCCGACGATGCGCGACCGCTTCGGTTGCCGCCGTTCGATGCTTTGGGTCGCCGGCGCCGGCGCCGAATAATCGATATAGCCGCGCGTGGCCGGCGCGGGGGCAGGGTCGGCGGCGGGCTTGCGCATCGCCGCCAGCATGTCCGCTTGCTCGCGGCGCTGATTCTCAATGCGCGCGTCGTCTTCCGTCTTCCACACGTCGATCTGCTGGTGCAGGCCCTGCATCGCTTCGTTGAGCGGATCGATGAACACCGTCTCCATCGAAGCCAGGCTTAGGTGCACTTCACGGTACGGTTCGGACAGCCGCTTCCGTTCCGCGTTCACCTCCGCCCGGAACTCGGCCGCCATCTTGATCGTGTCGCCGGCATCGGCGGCGGTCTGCCGGTTGCGCACCTTCTGCGCCGCCGCCGACCGAATGAACTCGTCGCGGCGCTGCGCGAACGTCTTACCGCCTTCGCGCGGCGTGTCATTGAACGCTTCAAGCTGCGCACCGCGCGCGGCATCCAGCATCGACCCGCTGTTGTGACCGATCATCCCGTGATCGTCGGTCTGTGGCACTTCGTCAGGAATCATAGGGGTAAGCCCTCACAGCCCGGGGAGGCGGGCGGTCATGAAATTGATGCGGCCGCCTGGCGTGCCGAGCGCGTCGTCAGGGTCATGCTCCTGCGCCCACGCCGCGCGCTCTACACGGAAGCGATATTCGGCGGCGTCGATCGGCTCCGCGGCGACGGCCGGCCAGAAGTCGATGACGGACGCCAAGGTGATGCCGCCGAACGTCAGCGGCTCGTCGAACGCGACGCCGGCGATCTCGATCTGCCAGCGATGCGACCGGTCCATCTCCTCGCCGGTCTCCGGATCGTGGGGAGCACCGAACCAGATGCGGATCGGCACGTCGACCCGCCGGGCGCGTCGGCGCTGGAGGAGGTAATAGCCCTCCACCAACGCGTCCGCGCCGTCCTGATCACGTAAGAACGGCTGCTCGATCATTACGCGTCCAGATGACCGGTTTCGCCGACCATGCGCTCCTCATTATCGCTCCAGTTCCGCGCCGTGAAAGCGTGAACCAGATCGACAACATTCGAGAAGTCCATGCCGTCATCCTCCATCGCAGCGCGAAGCGCGTCGACAGGATGATTGGGCTGGCCTTCCGGCGCGGCACAAAGCGCGGCGGCGAAGTCGGGCACGATCTCCCGAATGGAGTCAAATTCAGAAAGTGACAGCCTGCCAGCGGCTCGAGCCTGTGACCAGTGCGTGGTAACGATCTCGCGCGATCGGTCGCCTTCAACGCCAGCAAGCAGCCAGATCAGGGCGGCGGTGCCATCGAAGCCTTTCGATACTTCCGGCATGGTCGCATCCGCAACGGCGGCGGTGGCCGGCGGCAAAGTGACCAGCACCTTGTCGCTCGCGACCGGGATGTCCTTGCCAGCGCGTGCCCACGCGGAAACCTCCTGCGGCCGCGCCGCCCGCAGCACCGTGACGTCGGCGCCGACGATGTGCTGGACGGCGACCGCCGCGCTGGACGCTTCGATGATGTGATCATCACCTCGAAAGGTGCAGAAGTAGGGGCGGGTTGCCGCCATCGTAATCTCCATTGCTGCCAGGGAAATCAGGACCAGAGGATCAGCCACCACGCGACGATGCGGGGAGACATGATGAAGGCGACAGCCAGCAGCAGGCCGGCGGCGCCGATGCGCACCCGATCCGGGATGCGGCGGTAGATCTCGGTCCAGTTCATCGTCAGTGGCCTCCGACTCGATGATGTTCACCGTATCGCCGGAAAACTCGGGCGTTTCAAGCGCGATTGCGTTAAAATTATTGAACGGTTGCGCGGCGGAATCGAGATGCGTAAGCCTTGCCGGTATGGCGACCCTTCATCCTGATTCGGCAGCGATCGACCGCATAGGCGGCCCGATCATCCGTGAGCACTTCGGCCTTACCCGTGGCGCGATATTCTACTGGCGGCGCAACGGCGTTCCGGATGCGTATCGCCGCGAGATGATCTCGCTCGGCAAGCGGCACAAGGTCGAGATGCCGGAAATGAAGGTTCGCAACGGCCGGAGACCCGGCCGCCCCCCAACGTCCGGCAATCAGCCGACGTCGCCGGCAACGCCGGCGTAACCAGCCAGGAGATGATCATGGCAGAACGTGCAACCCCGGAGCGTGTCGCGTCCGACATGTCTCCCCCCAAGTTCCGGCAGGCCGTCCAGCGCCTCCGGACGATCAAGCCGAAGAAGGAGCGGATCGCCGGCATCAACGGCGAGATCGGTGGCATTTTCGACGCGATCGAAGGGTTCAAGGTCAACAAGAAGGCGGCCAAAATCTTCATGGCGCTGGATGGTCTCGAGCCGAGTGAGCAGCAGGACATTTTCCGATCGCTCATGGGTCTGATTGACTCGGCAGAGTGGGGCGCTGGCGACTTGGTGGATCGCGCCGAAGGTGGCGACGGCAACATTGTGCGGCCGCAGTTCGGTCGGCGCTCGGAACAGGCGGAAGAAGACGACGGCGGTCTGACCGAAGCACTGGCGGGTGTCGAAACGCCGGCCGCAGCCAGTGATGACGAATCGGCCGCCGAACCGGCGGCATCGGATGATGGCGCGGCCAACCCGAAGCCGAAGCGTCGGTCGCCGAAGGCCGCGCTGGATGCGGCAAAGGCGGCATTCGAGGCGGGCAAGGCTCCGGACACCGCGCCGCCGGTCGAGACCTATACCGGCGACAATGCTGACCTGAACCCGGGCGGCGACGAAGAATGAAGCAAGCCGGCGTCATCGCCCTGGATCTTGCGACGACGACGGGGTGGGCGGTGCATCGACCAGGGATGCCCCGCCCGTTCTTCGACGCATTCGTGCTTGGCGGCGGCCCGGGGTCGATCGGTCAGCCGTGCAGCGAACTCGAGGCATGGTTGAACGAGATGTGGGACGCCTTCGAGCCGGCGGGCGGGATCAGCCACTTCGTCTTCGAAGCGCAGCACATCGCCGACAACATGAACCCGCAGAACGCCTACCGCCTGATCGGCTTGGGCGCGATCGTCGAGAAGTTCGCCTATGAGAAAAAGGCGCTGTGCTACACCTGCGACATCGCGACATGGCGCAAGCATTTTCTCGGTCGCGGCAGCGGCTTCAAGCGCGAGAAGATCTGGAATGAGAAGAAGGGCAAGTTCGTCAAAGGGCCGTATCTGCCCGGCGAAGATCCCAAGGAACTCGCGATCCAGCGGTGCGAGCAATACGGCTGGCACACCGACGTCCACGACGCCGCCGAAGCGTGCGGCATCCTAGACTACATGCTGTCGATCATCCCCGACTATCATCGTCCCTGGCGGGACAGGAACCTTATGGGAGGTGGCCGCTAATGGCCCAACAATCAGCTTTTGAGCGCAAGCTGGAGAAGGCTTTCGATCTGGTGATCGAGCACAACGCCAATCCGCGCGCGGCAGCGCGCGCAGTCGGCATCGAGCCGGAGGTGATGAACCGTGAATGGGATGCGCGCATTGAAGCGACGCACGGCGGGCCGCCGCAATGAGCCGCGCACCGCAGCCCGACAATCTGCCGTTTCCGCCGCCGCCGGCCGTGCCTGCCGGGTTCGCGTCGATCGACTGCCCCTGGCACTTCAACACGCGCGGCGCGCTGCTCGATCCCGACGCCGACCGGTCGCCGCAGAAGCATTACCCGACGGCGAGCATCGATCACCTGAAGACGATCCCGATGCGCGAGATCCTGGCGCCGAACGCGCACCTCGCCTTCTGGACGACAGGCCCGTTGCTGATCACCGGCGTTCATCTGGACCTGTTCGATGCGTGGGGCATCGAGATTTCCTCGCTCATGTTCGTCTGGCTGAAGACCTGGAATAAGTTCGCGATGCGGACGCTGACCGGGTCGGCGCTGCTGGATCAGGACATGGCGATGGGCGGCGGCTACACCACGCGCCAGAATGCCGAGTTCGTCATTCTGGGCCGCCGTGGGAAGCCGAAGCGGCTGGATGCCAGCATCCGGCAGGTGATCGTATCGAATCGGCGCGAGCACAGCCGCAAGCCGGAGGAATTCTTCGCCCGGTGCGAGCATTACGCGGACGGTCCGTACCTGGACATGTTCGGCGGCGCACCGCGTCCGAACTGGCAACATTGGGGATATGGGCATCGCGAAGGCGAAGCCGCCCCGCTCATGGAGGGCGTACCCGCGTGACAGAGCAGGATTACGGGGCCACCGATCCGCTTACGAATATCGATGCTGAAGCCGCTCTCCTGGGCGGGATGCTCATGGACAATGAGATCATCACGACCTGGGCCGATCGGCTGAAGCCCGACGATTTCGCCGAGCCGCTGCACGGCCGCATCTACGCCGCGATGCTGAAGTTCTCGAGCGTCGGCCGGCAGGCCAACGCCATCAACCTGCGTCCGATCTTCGCGCGCGACCCGGCGGCCGACGGCGGCGAGTATCTGAACAAGCTGGTCGACACGCCGGCGGCCATGATCGGCGCGCACGACTTCGCGCAACAGATCATCGACCTGTCCGATCGCCGCGTCGCGCGCGCCGCCGTCGAACAGGCCAGCCAGCTTCTCGCGACCGACTTCGATATTCCGATCATGGAGATCACCGGCCGCGTGGAGGCCGCGGGCTGGGCCGCCAGCACGCGGTCCACGATGAAGCCGGTGCGCACGCTGTTCGATATGATCCACATGGTCGGCGAGCGCGCGGACAGGGTCGAGGACGGCGAATCGATCGGGATGCTCAACCTGCTGGTGCCACCGATGGATGAGGTGCTTGGCCCGCTCGAGACCGGCTATCACATCCTTGCCGGCCGCCCTGGCATGGGTAAGACGACGCTCGCGCTGTCTGCGGCGCTCGGCTACGCGCTGAACGGCAATGCCGGCGTCTACCTGTCCGGGGAGATGACCGAGATCCAGTTGGCGATGCGCGCGACGACAGATCTCGCCTTCGCGATGGGCCACAAGATCGAGCACGACGATCTCCGCCGGGGTAAGATCAGTCCGCAGCAGCGAGGGGCCATTCGCGAGGTGGAGAAGCGCGCGGCGCTGATCCCGCTCGATTTCGTCGATCTTCGCGGCGCCAATATCCGGCGGGTGTGGAGCGAGTTGGCCCGCCGCAAAGCCTACCTGGCGGCGAAGGGCAAGAAGCTGATGTTCGCGGTGCTCGACTCGATCGGGCTGTTCGAAGCGGACATCGACGGCAGGCCGATCGACGACGATCGCAAGCGGGTGAACTTCATTTCGAAATTCATCAACACGATGGCGCACGCGCTCGACATCGCCGTGCTGGCGCTCAACCAGCTATCGCGCGGCGTCGAGAGCCGCGCGAACAAGCGGCCGCTGTTGAGCGACTTGAAGGAGTCGGGCAATCTGGAGCAGGACGCCGATTCGGTCACGTTCATCTATCGAGCGGAATACTACCTCGAGCAGAACGAACCGGCGAAGGGCGAGCGCGGTCCCAAAGGCGAGGATCTGCATGAGGAGTGGGAGGTGGAAATGAATCGGGCGCGGGGCAAGGCGGATCTGATCGGCGCGAAAAACCGCCACCAGAAGAACGTGACCCGCACCATGAACTTCTTCGGCAAATATTATTCGGTTCGCGAGGCCAGCGTCATGGGCATCGGATACGAGGAGCCGCTGCTGGTCTGACGAAAACGGCCGCCCGGGCGGTGAACCGGGCGGCCGATCAAGGGGAGCATCCTGCGCTCGCGATCGTGATAAACGGTCCGAGTCGCTCCCGCAACAAGAAGGGAACGACAAATGTCATTCGAAGCATCCGCGTGGGCAGTTAAGGCAGACGTCAGCCGCTCCGCGATGAAAAACCTGCTGATGATCCTGGCGCATATCACCAACGACGAGACGGGCGAACTGTACCCAAGCTTGGCGTACCTGGAAGCGCACACTGGTCTGTCGCGCAAGACGGTGATCGCCTGCATGTCGGAACTCGAATCGGAGGAGATGGGTGTGCTCGAGCGCACCGGCGAGATGAAGGGCCGGACGCAACAGATCCCGGTCTATCGTTTCATCTGTTCGGCGCGCGTTCCGATGATCGTCAAAGGTACGGGTGGAAAATTCCACCGGTTGAAACCGGGTGAGGAAAGGGTGGCGTTTTTGCCGGCAAAGGGTGGCGTTTTTGCCAAGGAAACAGGGGTAAAAACGCCACCCGGAATAGAGAAGGGGAATAGAGAAGTGGAAGATTCCCCCCCCTCACTTCGTGAGGGGCACCCCCCAAGCGATTTGTTCGGCAGTTCGGAAGGCGAAATCGCAGTCGTTCCGCCATCCCGACCGTCGATCATGGAGCACGTCGCTGAAGGTTGGGCGACGCTGTGCGCGCAGCATCCGCGCATCCCGACCGTCCGTTTCTGGAACGCCAGTCGGAAAGCGGCCATCGCGCGCAGAGCCGACGAGGTTGTCCGCGGATCGAACGGGGTGCTCGACGCCTATCAGGTCTGGGACATGATCTTTCGCGCGATCCACACCGACGAATGGCTGCGCGGCGACTCCAATCCGCGACCAGGATACGACCGCGCTTTCGTCATCGACATTGACCGCGTGCTTCGTCCACGCGATTTCCTGAACATCCTCGAGAGGTCCACGACCAATGAACGCGATCACCACGCAAGCCACGACGCCAGCACCGGCCGAGCCATTGGGCCAGCAGAGCAGGCTACGCGTAACGCGCTCGCACGCCTTCGCGCTCGTCAGCAACGGAGCGGATCAGGCGAAGGTCCAGGCGGCGATCAACGATGATCTGTGCATGGATCTGGCCGACGCGTTCGACGGCGTGACCGCAGAACTGGCGCCGGTCATCCCGGAGCGGTTGGTTGCCGAGATCGGCGCGATCGTCGGCTTGCTCGGCGGCGACTGGTCGAACAGCCGGCGGGAGGAGTTCATCGGTTTGGTGGCGATGGAACTGGAGGAGATGCCTGGCGTGCTGGTCCTGGACGCGCTGAAGCGTGCGCGGCGTCGTGTCACCGCCGGCCGGCTGCTGCTGCCGTGGGTCGTGGAGGATGTCGAGAGGAAGGCGGCACCCCTCCAGGTCGAGCGCGACACCATCTCCAAGCTGATCGAACTCGCGGCCTGACATGGGCGCTAAGGCCAATCCTAACCGGCGATCGGACATTCAGCGCGCGCTCAAGCGGGTGAAGCCCGATGAGCAATTGTCGCTGGAGGATCTGGCCCACATCTACGGCGCGACGAAGGGGCCGTTCGTCACGGCGAAAAAGCAGATGGTCGGCTTCCCGCCGCCGGTGCTGCGCGGGACATCGCACTTCTACGACGCCCGCGCCGCCCTGAAGGCGATGCTCGATTACGACATGCGGAACGATGCGGCGGCGGCGGAAAAGGAGAAGCGCGCCGCCGCCATTCTCGGCACGACACATCGGGAACGTGAAGCGGCATCGGCGGGCTTCAACCCCCGCGATCTCCAGATCCTCAACCGCATGGCGACCGAAGTCGAGGAGCGCGAGCGCGCGCAACGGATGTACATCCCGGCCGCCGAAGTGTCGGCGATCGCCGGAGAGGTCTTCAGTTCGTTGAGCGAGTTCATGGCCGGGCTTTCGAACAAGGTCGATCCGAACGGCTTGCTCGACGCCCGGCTGCGAAACATCATCGACAAGGAAGGGCACGACGCGCTGCTTGGCTTCCATAGGAGGCTTGCCGTATTGCTCGACGCCGATGTTGAGCCAGGATCAGATCGAGCAGCGCCTAGTAGCGCTCGGAAACCACGAACACGACGGAAGCGCGCGTAGCGCATTCGCGGCTCGACTGGATCAGGTGAAGCCGGTCCAGGCGATCTCGACGAAGGAATATGCGCGGACCAAGCGCAAGATGGTCAACCAGGGCGGCGAGCCGTTCGACTATGACCCGACCAAGACGCCCTATTCCGACGGCATCATGGACGCGCTCGATCACCCGCTGGTACGGCAGGTGCTGGTCAAGGGTAACACCCGCTCCGGCAAGACGGTCGCCGCGGAGAATTTTGCACTGAAGCGGTGGACGTTCGGCCCGGCAACGAACGTCATCTGGTTCGCGCAAGACGATGAGTCCCTCAACGATTACATCGACGAACGCGGCGAGGAGATGCTGCGCATTCACCCGGAGGTGAATGAGAAGGTCAATTGGGGCGACCGCAAGGCGGGCCGTAAGCGCAAGGACATCGGCCGCTCCAAGATCTTCTACCGCCCCGCCACGATGCGCGCGCTCCGCATGAAGGCCGCGCCGCTGATCGTCGGCGACGAGGTCGACGCATGGCCGCCCAAGTCGCGCGATGCTGCCCCCACGCTGCTATCATCGCGTCAGGAGGAATTCGGGTCGGCGGCGAAAGTGTTCCTCGCCAGCCACGCCGACGCCGGGCCAGACGGCGGTATCGACAAGCACCTGAAGCAATCCCTCCTGCATCTTTGGTGGGTGCGCTGCCCGCATTGTCAGGGCGGCATGACACCGGCGCAGGAGGGCGAGGACACCGGCTGTCGCATCAACTGGAACGTGCCGGAGATGCTGTCCCGTGCCGGCGACATGGATCGCACGGAATTTCTCGAGCAGGTCCAGCGCGACGTGCGGTTGGTCTGCCCGCATGATGGTTGTTACGCGACATTCGACGCCGACCAGCGCAAGGATCTGATGCGCGGCGGACAATGGCTCCAGCCGCACCAGCGCATGTTGCGCGACGGGACGATCGAAGGCGAGGCCAAGGTCCAGTCGATCATGGGCTTCGTCATTCACGCGTTCATGGCGCCCTTCGTGAAGCTGGGAGAGACCGCGCGCGATTGGGCCGCGGCGATGCTGGACTTCGAGGACACCGGCAACGACGTTTCGCTGAAAGAGGCGATCGTCAAAAAGCTGGGCGAAACCTATCTCGGCGCCAAGCTGGACGAAGCGATCGAGAGCCACAAGATCGTCCAAGCCCGCCTCGCCTCTCGCTACGAATTGAAGACGGTGCCGGCCGGCGTGCGGTTCCTGACTGCGTTCGTCGACGTCCAGGGCGACCGCTTCGAGGTGCGCGTTATCGGCTGGGATCTCGGCAAGCAATCCTGGCTGATCGATGCCTTCGCGATCAAGCAATGGCCCGGGTTCGACAACATCGATCCGGGCGGCAAGCTGAAGGATTGGGACATCATCGAGGAGGCGGTGCTGACGCAATCCTATCCGCTTGCCAACAACCCCATGCGGCTCGCCGCCGGCGAACCCGAACTGTTCATGCCGATCGCGCGGACGATGATCGACGCGGTCGGCGTGCCGGGCGTGACCGCGAACGCGCGCTCCTGGTTGTCGAACCTCCTCCAGCGTCAGCCCGGCGACGGCAAGCGCATGATCCCGGGCTACCGTGTCGCGCTGGTGCACGGCGCGTCGTCGCCCAAGGGGCCGCTCTACGGCAAGCCTGTGCCCGTCGAGTTCGACGACGTCGGCCGCCAGCGCACCGTGCGCGTCTTCGAACGCTATCCGAACGTCCATGAACTGAAGCGCGTCATCGCCAAGCGGATGCGGATCGAGGAGCCAGGCTCCGGCAAGATGAACATGCCGGCCAACATCTCCGCCCGCTTCGCCAAGGAATTGGTGGCCGAGCGATTCCGCAACGGGAAGTGGGTCAAGCTGCACCGCGACAACGAAACGTGGGACGGCTGGGTCATGTGCGAGGTAGCGCGCGAGACGCTGAAGCCCGACCGGCCAGAACTGTGGGCGGACCCGAATAACCTGCCGGAATGGGCAATGCCGCATCAACGCGGGCAGGGCATCGACAGCACGCCCGCCGAACCTGTAAACCCGTTCGATCGATTGGCCCGCCTCAACATGGGCATCTCTGGGGAACAGACGCGATGAACCTGTACGGGCCGCAGTTTTACGACGACGATCAGTTGGCGGAGGAGATCAAGCAACTGATCCAGGCGCGCAAGGAAACGATGCGCGGCGACACCGCGGCGTTCAAGTCGGTCGCCGGCGAGGGCCGCCGCGTCGAGTTCGCCTCAACCGCAACGTCTCGTAAGGCGCTGGACGTGGAGATCCGCAACGCGATGACGGAGGCGCGGAAGCGCGGCCTGCCGATCGCAGAGGGCACCGGCGGCAGCGCAATCGCCGTGGAGTATCTGCCGTGAACATCACCAGCACCATCACCGGCGGCGGCTTCACGCTGGCAACCGCCGCCCCCGCCGCCGCGCCGGAGGCGATGATCGCGCCGACCAGCATGGTCCCTGACCAGCCGCCCGGCACGCTCTGGGGCGCGACCGCGCTTTACAAGAACCTGGAGACGTTTGCCGGGCAGGTGCAATACGTGCCGTCGTCGCTGTCAGCGAAACAGGAGGGGCAGCGCGCCCGCAAGGATGCGGTGCGGCTTGCGCGGCACGCGGAGCGCACTAGCGAAAGCCTGCGAGGCGGTCTCGATCGGAAGGCCGACATGGTGGTCGGCGCGACGCTTCGGGTGCACGCACAGCCCGATTGGGATCTGCTCGGCCTGAACGACGGGCGCGACGGCTGGAAGACGAAGAAGCCTTTCGCCAAGTCGTGCGAGCGTGTGTTCCGCGATTGGGCCGATGACGATCGTTGCCTCCAGGATGCGGAGGGGCATTACAATTTCGGCGGCATGATGTGGATGGCGTTCCGCAACCTGGTGGGCCCGGACGGCGAGTGCGCCGGTATCATCCATTACGACGAAGCGCGTCAGAAGCGCTACGGCGCCAAGTTCGCGACGTTCGTGACGATCCTCGATCCCGACCGTATCGAAACGCCGGCGGACCAGGTCGGCCAGCCCAATGTGTTCGAAGGCAAGAAGCTGGATGAGCACGGCCGCATGACCGGCTTCTGGGTTTCGAAGAAGCACCCAAGCGAGGGCATCGCCGACGTCGACGATATGGGTCACACCTTCGTCCCGCGCGAAACGCCTTGGGGCCGCGCCATCGGCTTCCACTTCTACCAGAAGACGCGCGGCGGTCAGATGCGCGGCGTCACGAAGCTGGCGACGGTCCTGCGCCGGACCGGGCAGATGGACACGCTCGATGACGCGCAGATCGGCGCGGCGATCGTCAACCAGGTGCTGTCCAATTACATCGAGACGGAAGCCAACGCCGAAGCGGTCGCCGACAATCTGGCCCCGGCCGGCGGCGTCACGCACTCTGGCATGTCGTTCGACTCGAAGCTGAATTATTACGACAAGGCCAAGATCCGGATCGGCGGCACGCGCATCCCGGTCATGCCGCCCGGCGACAAAATCGTCATGTCGGCGGTCGACCGTGCGGTCAGCGACCCGACCAGCTTCCGCAACAATTTCCTCCGGGAGATCGCGTCGGCGCTGGGGATCAGCTTCGAACAGCTATCGATGAATTTCAGCGACGCCAACTATTCGGCGGCGCGCGCGGCGCTGCTCGAGGTGTGGCGCGGGATCATCACGCTCCGGAAGCTGTTCACCGCCCACGTCGCCAAGCTGATCTATTCGGCCGTGATCGAGGAGGGCATCTTCAAGGGGATGATCACGCTGCCGGCGGGTGCACCGTCGTTCAAGGATAACCGCGCCGCCTATACCGCCTGCATCTTCACCGGCCCCGGCATGGGCTGGATCGATCCGCAGAAGGAAGCGAACGCGCTCGAGACGATGCTTCGGATCAAGATGAAGTCGCGCAAGACGGCGGCGGCGGAGATGGACGGGTCCGACATCGAGGAGACGTTCGACGACATCGAGGAGGATCGCCGCATGGCGGAGGAGCGCGGCTTCGATCTCGATCCCCTGGCGCCCGGCACCGATAGCGCGGTCGAAGGCGCCGCGAACGACAACGGCGACGGCGAGAGCACGTCGGGCAAGAAGAAGCCCGCTGGCGGTCCGAAGGACGGCGACAGCGATGGTCAGGTCGAGGAGGAATAACGATGGCCGTTTATCTGCCACTGGTAGCCGACGCGCTGCTGAATACCCCGCTGGCCCTGCACGACAAAAAGGCGGAGGTGATCGTCGCCGTCCTGGCGAATCGGGTGAACATCGCCAGTTTCGAGCGCATGGCGGAGAACGGCGGGCGGCTCGAGCGCGGCGACCTGGTCGACGTCGCCGCGCTGGCCCGGCGCAACGCGATCGCCGGCATCCCGAACCTGCCGCAACCGGTCAAGACAACGGACGGCTGGTATGGCGACCGGCCCTATGAACTGTCGCCCTCCGGCATCGCGATCATCCAGATCTGGGGCACGCTCTGCCGCACTTGGGGCATCGGACCGTTCTCCGGCATGACCGGCTATGACGGCATCATGACCGCGATCGATTTCGCGCAGCGCGACGCGCAGGTGAAGGGGATCTTCCTGCACGTCAACAGCGGCGGCGGGACGGTCGACGGCCTGGATGAGTGCGGCCGGTTCATCTACCAGTGCTCGGCCCGCTTCGGCGGCAAGCCCATCATCGGCTATGCCGGCGACTATGCGTACAGCGCCGCCTACTGGCTGCTGGCGGCGTGCGATGAGCGGTATGTGGGCGAGACTGGCGGCGTCGGGTCGATCGGCTGCATCTCGCTCTATGCCGACATCTCGCGGATGCTCGACGAAGACGGCGTCGACGTGACCGTGTTCCGCTCCCGGTCCGGCAAGGCGATCGGCGTTGGCGGGATCGAGCCGCTGCCGGAGGGCGAGGTGCGCCGCATCCAAGAGCAGATCGAATATCTCGGCGGGATCTTCGAGAAGCGCGTGGCCGAGTTCATCCCGACGCTCTCGCAATCGGCTGTAGCGGCAACGAACGCCTTGGATTATGAAGGCCCTCGCGCCAAGGCCATCGGCTTAGTAAATGACGTCATGTCCATGCCCGAAGCATGGGCGCGACTAGAGCAGATTGTTGCTCGCTGAAGAAGGGCTAGGCCGTAATGACCATGACTCACCGACTGCTCACCGCCGCCAGCGCGCGCCTTCACGGCACAGCGGCAGCGGTGATCCCCGCACCGGCTGCTGCCGCACCTGCGCTCGTCACCCCGCCCGCCGCCGCCGCCGATGGTGGCGAGGTCGATGTGGTGACGGTCGCCGACGCCAACGCCGCGATCCTCAACGCCGAAGCGAACGCCGCCGCCGCGGAGCGCACGCGCACCAATGCCGTGCTGACCAGCGACGCCGGCAAGGCCAACATGACGATGGCGGCTTTCATGCTGAACGCCAA